GTTGTCTGTGTATGTTGCATTGGAGTGTGGGTGGTCATAGACCCACACCAATACGTCACAACGATAATCAGCGCCACCTGTAGAACCAGCAGCACCTGACTGCCAGTTGTGAATGAAACGCTGCCACTTCCAAAGTTGGTCTTGTTGTGGAAATACACCACGGTTGAAAGAGATTGGTGCGAAGTCTGTTTGACCAACCATCTTATGTGGATGAGTGTTCATACCGCCTTCACGGTACTGAATAACTTCGTTGGTCACGGCCAATCCCGACATGGCTGCAAAGCCAAGGTTGCCAAGACCATTTGCAAATGCTGCAAGTGAGTTAGCACTTGAGCCTGGGGCACCTGGGGCAACTGGTACTGGGGTAGGACCATAGAAGGTGTCATCAGCAGTACGTGTTGACGATGGGGCAATGAACTCAACCTCAAATTTAAACGAACGGATTGGGTCTGTGCGTGTAGTGGGCATGATTACTCCTTAGAGTGTTTCGGTAACGGTATTGCCGCCAGTGAACTGGCCGACAGTAATGACAATGAATTCAGCAGGTGTTTGTAAAGCCACACCAACTTCCACATGAATTTCACCAGCATCAATTGTTGCTTGTGAATTGTTAGTTGTGTTACATGTGATGTAGAAGGCTTCTGAGGTACTACGTCCTGCGAGTGCTCCAGATGACCAAAGGTCAGACAGAACACCAGCGATGCTTCCAGAAATGCTGGACCACAGGCGTTCAGTGTTTGGCTGGAATACAGCAACTTGTGTAACACTCTCAACCTGTGCCTTAATAAAGTTAAGTGTTCGGCGGTTTGGAATGTACTTTGTGATGTCTGTCTTCTTAAGGGTGCGTGCACCATTTACGATGACACCAGCACCAGGAACGTTCTTAAGAACATTGATGTGGTCTGTGTACATAGAACCCATGTTGGCTTCACTGTAAGAGGTGACAACACCAAAGGCATTTTGAAGGGTGTATGAATACCCAGCAGGGGCACGTCCAACGCCACGCTCTGCATCAACACGTTGGTAAAGACCAAGAATGGCTCCACCAGGGTATGTGTCACGCAACGCACCAGCACCACGAACTGCGGGGTTTGTCATCTTCAACATGCCATAGTAAACAGCCGCATATGAAGATGCGGTGTAACCAGACACCAAGGTCTTAACACTTGCAGCATCAGTAATTGTGCTAGATGGGTCAATAACCAGGAAAGAGTTTTTGCGTGAGTTAGGTGTTGTGTCCTCGTCTACATATGAGACATAAGAGATTGCATTATTGATGAGGGTCTGGTCTGACTGACCAACAAGGTTGATAGTCAACTGGCCTTCAACGTTATTCAACTTCACAAGGGCTGTGTTCCAGTCACCATTAGCGGTTGTTGTGATAGCAGACCCATTATTACCACCAGTAAATGCTGTGTTAGAAACTGGGGTTACTGCATAAGTTGTACCAGCAGCAAATGAAGCACTTGCTGAAGAGTTGTACAAAACATCATAAGCATAAACGTATGAAGAGTAGTTGTTTACAATTGACTCAATGTAACGTGAGTCATTTTTGTCTAGGCTCAACTCCGACCAGTTTTCTACAACCACATCGTTGTACGAAACTGCGAGGTTCAAAGGTAATGGTTGCCTTAAGGTTATTACCCCAAGCACCAGTGTTTGGAGCACGCAACTTAAAAGCAGTCTGAGCATTAACGCTGTTCACTGTCCCCAAGAATGTTGCTGTTGCGGCAGCGGTTGTGCTGGCACCTGAAACAACACGGGTTACATAAGCGGTACGTCCACCATTTGCAAAGAAATGATAGAGGGCATAACCCATTTCGTAGTTTGCGTTAAGGTCACCAAATTGGGTCTTGTATGAGTTCCAAGATGATACAAGGGCAGGTGATGTTGGACCACGTTCAGCGGTTCCTACAAAAGCAGATGCAACGGTAGCGGGGCTACTGGGCACATTGGTTGTAAAAGGACCTTCGGTTACGTAAATCCCTGGTCGTGAGTATGTCATTTCTTCTCCTAGAGGAAGTGGGTGGTGGGCAATCTTTTATTAATTCGTATAGTCAATATTAGCGACTATGTCAGTGGTCTGCTTGGTGCCATATACATCAGACGAAGGCAGTTCAGCCGACATCTGCAACGTGTAAACCTTACGGAAAATGCGCTTGCGATAACCCGCTTCAGGGTCAAGCAAGTCAGCAGTAGACCAGTCAAGCAGTTCCAACCTTCGGTCGGTGTTGTCTGCTGGTACATGAATAGACCCCGTTCGGAACGGGAAAACCTTGGTTAGCATGGTGGCACTCAGTTGGCGGTCATGGAGGGCGCTACGAGTAAATGTAGACACCTGGTACAAAAGGTCTACGGGCACAAATTCATTACTAACAAGTACTTGGAAATTATTCTTGTTATTCAGGTATCCAAAATCAGCGGAATTGCTAGGCCAATAATTCATGGCATTAGGAGCAGCCGATGCCCCAACAGGTGCAGAAGCACCCCCAGCCGTGTTGTAATAAACAATAGGAAGTTCTGAATGTTGACGGTTCCTAGCGTGGACAATGTCTAACATCTCAATTGTGATGAAAGGGTACTCACGCTCTGTCTCAGCATCTGGGTACCTAAAGAAGACTTGAATGGGTCTGTTGTTATTGCGGTCATCAGTTACTGTAATGCCAGTCAACCGAGCCTTAATAGCCTCATCTTCTGCAAGCAGGAACCCTGTACGAGCCACTATTTACCGCCCATAGCAATTTTGTGGGCAAGTTCTGTAACACGGTCTTGAAAACCATCACGGCTACGGTTAGCACGAGACCTAAGAAGACCAGTTGCTGGGTTCTTTTCATCACCAAACTCTAGTGTTTGGACCTTGTATGCTTCTGTATCATTCTTGGTAGCCACAGAATACTTTAGTTCTTTGTCTTCATCAGAGTACTGGACTGTGATTTGTGATGACAAATCTGCCCACCCAGCATCAGAAGCAGAGGCTGTTTGGCGGATACTTTCCTGTTCCTCTTTGGCAATCTGCTCAATAGCACTGGCTACAGCGTTCTTAAAGTTACTAATAAGGCTTTCAAAGTGCCCAATAAACTCTGGGGTGCCCTTTAAAAGGGGTGCCGAACTATCGCTAGGTTGTGTTGAAGAAGAGCCTGTCATGGCTTGGTCCTTACGAAGTTCTGGGCAAATGTAACACCTTGACGCTCATCAAGGATAGTACAAGTTTATCAAATACCAGGGAGTCTTGTAGGCCAAGGATAGTTGTTTACTGTATATGGGTCAGGACCTGGGTCAAAGGGCATTTCCTGATTTATGTAAACCTCAAGACCTTCAACGACCACCAGGATGTCATCCCGAAGGCGACCACGGATACGGTAGGACATTACAGAAAAGTATCTACCATCGTAGAGGAACATGTCATTGAGATGGTGCTTGTACTCATAGACGGAGTCAATTCCCGCATCTCTGAAGTCCTGAACAGATGCCACAAGGTTAACAATCTCCATGGGTTGACGACCCTCAGGAATAGCACGCTTGGTGTCCTCTGACTCTGTAATCATCAGAACGGGTACCACAATCCCATCTTTAAAAGACTTGCCACCTATACCTGCGATACCTTCATCATAGATATCGTCATAAAGGGAACCTGCGCTGGCAGCGTTAGCAAGGGGTTCATGCTCGTACCAGATAACGCTTTCACCAGCATAAGACTGGTAACTGCGGTATTGCTTGCGAATGTTATTCGCTTCTACACGGAGGTCCATTAGAAGTAGGCGTTGCTCGTGTAACTAGCAGGCGGAGAAGTGTCAATGTAAACATCCTCACGCAATGGCTCGTCTGGCTCTGTTGTAAGGATATGACCTTCGCTAGTTTCAGCAAAGATACGTTCCATAGGACCGTATTCTCCAAGTTCCTTAGCCTTGTACAAAGGTACAAGTCGGTTGGTTGTGCGGGATACACGGCGAAGGCTGAACTGCTCAATGCGCTCAGGACCAATGTTCAAGTTATTGGCGTGCTTACGGTATTCAACTTCCCATTGTTGGCAAAGGCTTTGAAGCATACGGAAACGCTGAGAACCAGGGATGTGAATGGACTCAGAGGTCATAACATCAATGTCACGGGCATATTCCGTCATAAGGGCTTGTAGAGCCTCTACAAGGGCTCCTAGGCCTACCACGTCCAATACAGCGGCACTTGCCTGCTCTAAAGGTACATTAATTGTTGGAGTATGGAAGTTAATTGAGCGTTCTGCATAGAACTGGAGGTCAGCAGGGAGTAGCCACTCATAGTAGTAACCCTCAATGAGGATTTTGCTATTAGCAGGAGGAGTAGCAGCAAGCCTTAAAATACCATTACGGGCATCTATTGAATAAGCATTTGGGGTAAGTTCATTAACACTGGCACCTGCAACTGAGGCAACCCAAATGGTGCTGGTATCAATATTAGGCTGACCTAATTCAAAGGTACGCCCAACAGCGTCAAAGTTGACCTGAAAGAACTTGGGGAAGTCTCGTAAGTAGTTGCGAGCCAATTCCATGGTGTGCTCAAGGGGTGTTAAGGTAGCCATTATTCGTCTCCTGAACCCTTTCCAGGGATAGTGTCACTAGATGGTTCGTTCATCTGTGGCTGTTGTTCACGAAACCTGTGCGCAGTAATACTACGAATTTTTGTA